AAGAATATTTGACTGCGAGCATTGAACAAAGAAAAGCTTTACTACAAGGCATATTTGATACAGATGGGTATGTATCTAAAAATGGAATTGCAGAAATAACTTTTTCTTCTAAAAGATTGGCTTATGATGTGGTGGAGCTTTTAAGAACTCTTGGGATAAAACCATTTATAAAGGAGAAAAAAATCGTTTATAATGGAGCTGATAGAAAAGTATGGAAGATAACTTTTGTTGCCTATAAAGAAGATGAAATATGTTTAATGCCGAGAAAAAAAGCTCGGTTAAAAAGTATGTCTGACCACAATGTAAGAATAACAGAAGCGAGAAGACGGTCAATTATATCAATAAAACAAATTGAATCTGTTCCTGTTAAATGCTTGGCTGTGGATTCAGAAGACAAGACATTTCTTGTAGGTAAGCATTTAATACCGACTCATAATACTGAAATGTTGCTAAATATAGCTGGCTATCACATTGACAAAGACCCTTGCTCTATTCTTGTTATTCAACCAACACTTGAGATGGCAAAAGCATGGTCAAAGGAAAGACTTGCACCAATGCTCAGAGACTCCCCTTGTTTCAGGGGGAAGGTTCACGATGTAAAAACAAGAAATCCAGAGGAAACAATTTTGCTTAAAAACTTCCCTGGAGGGTTCATAGCTATTGCAGGAGCTAACTCCCCAGCAAGCCTTGCAGCAAGACCAATCAGGCTTTTATTATGCGATGAGGTTGATAGATATCCAATCAGTGCAGGAGTTGAAGGAGACCCTGTAGACCTTGCAAGAAAAAGAACAACAACTTTCTGGAATCGCAAAATAGGGCTTTTTTCAACCCCAACAATAAAGGATGCATCAAGGATAGAGCTTGCCTATGAGTTGAGCGACAAGAGAAAGTTTTATGTCCCATGCCTCAAATGTGGCTTTGAACAAGTGCTTGATTTTAGCAATCTTAAATGGGAAGAGAATAATCCAGAGACGGCAAGATATGTATGTCCTCAGTGCGGGACAAAGATAAACGATGCGGATAAAATAAAAATGCTTAAAAGGGGGAGATGGATACCTGAGCGGGAGACAGGGAAAATAGCAGGCTTTTGGCTAAATGAGCTTTACTCTTCCTGGGTTAGTTTCTCAAATCTGGTTCAAAGATACATAGAGGCAAAAAAGTCTAAAGAGACAATGAAGGTATTTATAAATACTTCTCTTGGATTGCCTTATGAAGAAGAGGGTGAGCAAATAGAAGAGAACAAACTTTTTGCAAAAAGGGAAGCATATGACATAGTTCCTGCTGGTGTGGGGGTGCTTACATGTGCAGTAGATGTTCAAGAGGATAGACTTGAATGTCTTGTCGTCGGATGGGGTAAAGATGAGGAGGCTTGGCATATTGAACATAAAATTCTTTATGGAAATACAGCGACAGAAGAAGTATGGCAACAGCTTGATGCATATCTTCAAAAGACATTTATGCATGAGACTGGGGCTTTATTAAAGATAGCTATATGCGTTATAGACGCAGGATATATGACTAAAAAAGTTTATGATTTTGTAAAACCTCGTCAGACAAGAAGAGTGTATGCAATAAAGGGTTCTCAAACAGCAGGTGCACCTATCGTAGGGCGACCGAGAACTGTAGGCAAACAGAAGGTCAAGCTTTTTATGATAGGGACGACGACTGCAAAAGATATAATTTTTTCAAGACTTAAACTTGAGAAGCCAGGACCTGGCTATATGCATTTTAATATGCAGTGCGATGAAGAATATTTTTTGCAACTTACAGCAGAAAAGGCAGTATACAGATTGATAAGGGGCTTTGCAGTAAAGGAATATATCAAAGTCAGACCTCGCAATGAAATCCTTGACCTGTGGGTTTATTCTTTGGCTGCACATACTTTATTAAACCCAAATATTGACAAAATCCTCAAAGAATTGGCTCAAAATCAATCAAAAAAGGCTCAAAATGAAGCCAAATCGGCTTTAAATCAATCAAAAACGCTTGAAAACGAGCCGAAATCAATTGAAAATAAGCCAAAGCCACATTTTAGACGCTTTAGAACCAGCTCTTGGGTAAAAGGCTGGTAATTTTTCTATAATTTTTTTCTAATAGATTAACAGTAGACAAACCCCAAAAAAACATGGTATAAATATTTTCAAATGGCGAATATTCCCACAATAGAACCGCAGAAATTCAGGGCTGGAGATACAGTCAAATGGCAAAAAGCCTTTGATGAATACCCATCTTCAGAGTGGACTTTGCAATATGCCATTTATAACAGCAATAATTATTACACTGTAAATGCAACAGCCCAATCCGATAAGTCCTTCCTTATTGAAATCTCTTCATCTCAATCTGCTACATATGCAAAAGGTGAATATCGCTGGATTGCAAGAGTATCAAAAGGCAGTGAAGTTTACACTGTCGGCACAGGCACACTAACAATTCTGCCAAATATCTTATCTGCAACGGATGATAGAAGTCATATTAAAAAAGTTCTTGATGCTTTAGAAAGGGCTGCTCTTGACAGGGCATCAAGGACAGACCTTGAATATATGATTGGGGATAAACGCATCAGGAATATGACACACGCAGAAATTTATTCTGCATGGCGTCGCTACAAAATGCTATATGAACAAGAACTACAGGCAGAACAATTAGGCAAAGCAACAGGACGCAATGTAAAAGTGAGGTTTACATGAATTGAAAATATTCGGGTATGAGATAAGCATAAGAAAACAAAAACTAACCAAAAGGCAGTATCAGGGAGCAAAAATCAACCGCTTTACAGCCGATTGGCTCACTCCAAATTTCACAGCAGATGAAATTCTCAGATGGTCTCTCCCAACGCTTAGAGAAAGAAGTAGAGATTTTGAACGCAACAACGATTACATGAAGAACTTCCTCAGGAAACTGGAGGCAAATGTTATAGGAGCTAAAGGAGTAGTTCTCCAAAGCAAAGCGAAATTTAAGAATGGGGACCTTGACATCAAGACAAATTCAATGATTGAAGACGAATGGGAGAAGTGGGGCAAGAGATACGCTTCAGTATGCGAAACGCTTACTTTCAGAGACATTTGTAAGCTTGCTCTTAGAACAGTTGCAAGAGATGGCGAAGTCTTGATTAGAGTGCTAAGAGGGTTTGATAATCCATATGCTTTAAGTCTTCAAGTTTTAGAAGCTGATTATCTTGATGAGAGGCTTAACCAAGAACTACCAAACGGCAACAGGATCATAATGGGTGTAGAAAAAAATAAATGGGGTAAACCTGTAGCATATTGGCTTTTCGAAAGGCATCCAGGGGATAGGCAAGTTGCTGGTAATCGTCACATAAGAATTCCTGCAGAAGAAATAATTCATTTATATGTCAAAGAGAGACCTACTCAAACACGAGGGATCCCTTGGATAGCATCAGCTATCTTAAAATTGCGAATGCTTGGAGCATATGAAGAAGCAGAAGTTATAGCTGCAAGAGTAGCATCTGCTAAAATGGGTTTCTTTATAGAATCTTTTGAAGGTGTTCAATATACAGGAGCAGTTGATGAGCAAGGTATAATTTCAGAAGTAGAACCAGGAGTATTAGAAAAGCTTCCACCTGGTGTAGACTTTAAACCATTTGACCCTGGCAACCCTTCTGCAGAGTTCAGCGATTTTGTCAAGGCAATGTTGAGAGGAATTTCTGCTGGATTAGGTTGCAACTATAACACTCTGTGCAATGACTTAGAAAGTGTAAACTACAGCTCACTTAGGGCAGGCTCTCTGGAGGAGCGTGAATACTGGATGGACATTCAAAGTTGGTTTATAGATGCTTTTCTTGAAAAGCTTTACCCTGTATGGGTTCAAATGTCAGCACTTTCAGGGAAAGTTAAAGTTCCTTATGAAGAAATAGATAGATACATAGCTCCAGAATGGCAACCAAGAAGATGGGATTGGGTTGACCCATTGAAAGATGTTCAGGCAAAAGTCATGGAGCTTAAAAATGGACTCACAACCCGCACTCGGATATGTGCGGAGCAGGGGATAGATTTTGAGGACATTCTTGAGGAGATTAAGAGGGAGAAACAGCTTATGGACAAATACGGGATAACTATTCAGGACATTGATAAGGATACGGCACTTATAACTGAAGGTAATGAAGAAGTTTTAGCAGGAGGTAATGGTAATGGCAATCAAGGTAAATAGCAAAGGAGTAAGCCATGCAAAGAGTCTGA